ATGGCATATTTAATACCTTCTTTGTTAACCATTTGATGAAGAGCTCGAGCAGACCCACATAAAGACTTGTCTCCTAATTGAGACCACCCTCCTATTTTTTCAGGAGTACCATATCTAAAACGAACATTCTCTCCTCCTGTCCACATGGCTTCCGCTCCTGTGGGGGTAAGTTGTTTATTGAATCCGGGTAAAAACCCTATTTTTTGTAGCATATAAAATCCTTATGAAGGAGACAGTGAGGTATGGTGGATTCACTGTCTCCATCGTAAAGCTATATCATCGTTTAAACCAAGAAGGAAGACCTAAATGAGGTCTCTTATCAAACATATTATCTTTAGCTCCCGGTGTCTTGCGATTATTATAATGTAAAAATGCTTGAATACATTCTTTACCTTTAAATTTATTTCTCCAATGCTCTAGTTCACAGCCACTGTAGACCAGCATATCTCCTGGTTTAAGGTCTACTTTAATTCCTTTTAGTCCTTCTTTACCCGACGGTTCAAGATAGATTGCCCACGGGTCTCCTCCAAGATTAATTGTCGTAGATATCTCACAACTAAATCGATCCTTATGTCTTTTAAGAACATCACCGTTTTTATAAATTCTTGCATAGGTATAAGCAGGGGTCAGTTTTAATCCTGTAGTCTTTTCCATAATGGGCTGACATTTCAACATTAAAGTTTCCATAGTGATATCCGCATAGCTTGAATAAGTATGTGGTATCTGCTCGTCGGTGCCCTCATACCCACCCAATAATGTTTCAAAAGGAGAAATGTAACGAGTTTTTCTACAGGTATCATAAACCTGTTTTTTCATTGAAAAGTAATTAGCTACAAAGGCAGCTAAATCTTTTGAAATAGCTTGTTTAATAACTACGTATTTATTTTTTTTAAAACTCATAATTTTATATTAAATGATATAGCAATTCTTTTGTCACTATTATTATAATCCACTGAATGAAGTAAATTTGATTTCCATAATAATAATAAACCCGGTTTAGATGGAAATCTCCATACTAGAGAATTAAATTGGTTATATGTTTTACTTTTTAAATTCACAAAAGGATCATGAAAAAAGTCGGGGCTATAAAAAACAAGAGGTGCACTATCGGGTGCACTTTCTACATAAAATGTTCCACTAATATGACTATAACTATCATAATGATTATGTGTTTGATGATTTCCCCCTTTGTACATTTCTGAAATCCACATTGCACTAATTGTGGGATGTAAATTATTTTTATCAAACTCTAAAACATCTAAATATTTTTGAACATTTTTTAAAACATATGTATTTAAATTCATAAAAGAATCTCCTAAATTTTTTTTTTCAAAAAAAGTAGTTTTTCCATTTTTATAGTTATCTGTAAATTTTATTTTTTTTAATTCCGCTTTACACTTTGATTTTAATTTTTTAGCCATTTCAATGTTTTCATCTGTATGAATGTAAGTGGTAAAAATGTTCATAAATAATTTAAATTTAAAGTTAGTCTATAAGGCTTGTTGGTACAGGTTGTGCTTGCATGTTTAGTTTGTCCATCAAAAATAACCGCTGTATTTTCCACAGATTTTACTTCTCTGTTTTTAAATAAAGTTTTACCGTCGTTACTATTAAAATAAAACAACAATACTTGATGACTATAATTTTGATCAACATGAAATTTATGTTTTATTATTTTTTTTGTTTGAGGATATAAATTTAATTTTGCTCTGATTAGTTTTGATATTTTATATCTATCAATAAAAGGCTGAATAACACTTGAAAAAAATTGACTATTTACTTTATTATCACAATAAAAATTATGACAGAAAAGAATGTCTTTTTCTTTTTTTCTTTTTCCATAAGTTACGCCTATTTGTGAGTACCATCCAAAATAAGGAGACAAAATAGTTTCTTTTATTTTTTTAAAATCTTTTTTTTTAAAAAAATTATTAATAACTTTAGGCATTTTTTGCCATCTCTTTAGGAATAGCAGTAATATTCCAATGGATAAATCTAAAGGGTGCTTCGCCGTGATCAACTGCATACTCGTGTTCTAGATATCCTGGAAATATAATTAACGTTCCAGGCTGGGGTCTAAAATGAACAAGTTCTGTGCCAGGAAAGATACCTTTTAATTCTGGTTTCATTTTTAATTTAGTAGCTCTTGCCCCGGTCCGTGGTTCATGAAAAATAGGAAACGATGTTTTCTCACTGCATTTTAAAAAATAGAATCCTGATACATGTTGATTCCAATGTACATGTGCTGCATGATGTCCTCCTCCTTTTTTAGAAAATTCTTGTACCCACATTTCAGAAAACATAGTTTGATATTGTTTCATATCGTAGCCATGATGATCTAAAAATTCCCAAGACTTTTGACCAATGTAATTTCTTAAATCTAAAAAATCATTATCTTGTGTTAATGGAGTTGAGTGCCATGACCTACCAAAATCTCCAAAGTCTTTTAAATATTTTTTAGAGTCAGGCATTTTTTTCGCTGCCTTGATATATTTATCACTAGCTTTATTTAAGGATTTAACAAACTCTGGTTTTTGTTCTGACCAAATAGGTGTTTTAAAGTATTCGTTTATATTCATGTTATTTAAATGGATATCCTAAATGCCATAAGACAAGTGAGTATCTAGTTCCTGAAGTTACTGGTTTAACTCTATGCCAAAGAAAACTAGGAAAAACAATAATACTTCCTTTAGGTAAAATCTCTTTTGCTCTTCTTAAATGTTTAGCTTCATCTCTCATATGTGGATCATAGTTTCTAAAATCAAATTCTAGTTCACCGCCTGAGTATTCTGAACCATCCGTTAATTGACAGGTCATAGATAGCTTTCTAATCTTGCCATTATCAGGAGCATTTTTATCTTTTCGTTGATAAGGTTTATCCCAACTATCACAATGCCAATCGTAATATTGACCTTGTTTATATTTTGTAAATTGACAAGCCTCCGATCTATCCCAGTCAAAATTCCAACCTGCTCTTTTATTGGCTTCATGGACAAAGGGGTGTATTTCTTTATAAATCCAAGTATCGTTGAACCATACTAAATCTGATTTTCTTTTTCTTTGAATATTTTTAATATCCTCTTTTGATAATTCTTTTTTGTCAAATCCCCCAGTTCTAGCAATACCCTCTTTTTGTTGTAATCCATATTTAATAACTTCATCACAAAATCGTGGTGTTAATGCAGATTTAAAATACCAATAATAATTAGATATATTCATAATTAAAATTTATTACTACTCTCATATCTTTGTCTGTTTGAATTTTTGCTCTGTGTTTTAAATAAGCATCAAATATAACTATTTGATTTTGAATACATTTTACTTTTTTATTCTTAAATTCTGTATAGCCATTATTCGTGTTTACATAATAAATAGCTGTTTTATGGGTTAAATTATCGGTAAACTTGTCTACGTGCCAGTCACAACGTGAAGGTCTTTTTAAACATAAATTCGCTCTTATATTAAGTATTTTTTTAGGTTTTAGTTTATTTAAAATAGGTTCTAATAAAAAAAATTGATTTGAATTTGTTTTACCATTTATGACAAAATGGTGTGACATATAAGAAGAATTTTTTTTACTTGTTAATACCTGATGTGGTTTGTAATACCAAGGAAAATAATCACTTAAAAGTGCACAATTAATTTTATTAAAATTTTTTTTATTTATAAAATTTTTATATATATTCATACGTTATAGTTTGTACGAAATTTAAACTATCCTTTTGATTATTGGTTATGTAATACATATTAGTTGATGGAAACATTATAAATTTATTATCTGTAAGTTCTATGTCCCAACTTCTTCCTGCTCTTCTATTGTCATCGTAATGGATTCTAACGCTACAGTCTTTAACCTTCACTCCATATAACACGGTGTAGTCTGGAGAATTTCTAAGGTCGACTGGATCTATATTTAATAGAGGAATACTTATTTCTTGAGGTTTATAAATATTTCCCCATGTTTCTTTATTTACTAATTGAAAACCAAATTCCAAATTAATATGGTCTATTAAATAGGTATTAAGTTTATCCCAAGTTCTTGAAAATTGAAATTTTTCATTGGTTAAGTTAGAATGTAAAATGTGATGAGAGAGATCAATTCCATCTATCTCCCAATGTTTCGGCATTGCCACATCGCCGTAATATAAACCGATTTCTGATAATACTTTCTTTTGCATACCCACCACCATAAGTAATATTATTTAATTAAACAGTCAATAAAATTATGTTTCGAGAGTTGTTTTATCCCAGGATTGGCCGTCTTCATTCCACATAAAATAAGTTTCAGCTGCTTTTTCTTCATCAGTTAAACTATCTGTTGGAGGGTCACCAATTGGTGAATTCCAAGTAGCTGTGGGAATATCGAGAACCCAACTTGCAAAAGGTTTTTTGGGGTAGAATATATTATTGTCTTCATCCCAAGTATAACCTACACCTGCGTAGTTTCCTCTTAAAGGTGTACCACCATCTTTATGTGTACCACCAGATGTATTGTAAGATGTTTGAATCCACATTTGAGCAGGCCAGTTATTATGTCGTTCTAAATATTGTTGTCCTACTGATTCATCTTCAACGCCATCAGTGTTCAGTGCGTCTTTATTGTCTAAAGTCAATACTTGAAGTACTTCATTGTTTTCTGATATTTTTGCAAAGTGTGCCATAATTAATTATTGAAATTTGTACCTTATAACTACTATTCCTGAACCACCAGCACCCGAAGTATTATCATTGTGGTCATAAGATCCACTTGCTCCGCCACCGCCGCCAGTGTTTGCTGTTCCTGCAGTTCCTGTTGATTGAAAAGAACCGCCAGCTCCACCGCCGCCAGGACCTCCTGCTGCCGGACCAGAAGCATTACTTGCTCCACCTCCTCCGCCTCCAGCATATGTTACACATGATCCTGTAATAGCGTTGACTGTTCCAGCCCCACCAGCTCCAGCTATAGGAGGAGTACCATTTGCACCAACAGCGCCATGACCACCTCCACCGCCAGATCTATTAGATCCGCCGGATCCTCCATCGTTACCTTGGGATGGACTTACAGGAGGTGTATTTCCACTCCCACCTGCGCAGTAGCCACCACCACCAGATCCACCATCACCACCCGGCAGCCCCTGAATTACTCCGAAACCTCCTCCTGCAGATGTAAAGGTTGAAGATCCGGCAAAAATAGAATTATTACCAACATTTCCACTACATCCTGGTGGACCACCAGGTCCTCTACCTGTTACGGCAGCTCCACCTGCTCCAACTGTAATTGGATAACCTGTTGCTGTAACTGCCTCACCACCTGTTGCTGGACTTGGTACATTAGTACGAAAACCTCCAGCACCACCTCCTCCAGCAGTGCCACCATTAGATCCTCCTGCTGGGGCACCACTACCTCCACCAGCTACTGTTAAATATTCAAGTGTATTTGATCCTGCACAAGTTCCTGCTGATATTACAGTAAAAGTTCCTGGACCTGTAAAACTATGATACTTATAATCCCCAGAAATTGCTCCTGAACAAGGAGTTCCGCCAGATGCAGTTATAAAGGCACTTCCACCACCACCAGCACCAAATCCTAAAACTTGATAACCAAAAGATTTACCTTTATGTGATTGTTTATTTTTTTGTCCTTTACCTTCGACAGTTGAAAGAAGGTCTATTTTTCTCATATTCTATTCTCCTTATGCGTCGTTAGCCGCACTCGTAGTGAAGAATAATCTCATTCCTAATACTCTTGCATCGCCAGTAAAGGTATCACTACCATCGGCTGCATCTCTATATAATTGAAAGTATGTTTGTTCTCCAACTGCGGCTGCTGTAATTGTTACTGCACCACTTTCTGCGGTAATTTGTTGATCTTCAACTGTTCCTATACCTGCATCTGTGACTTCGACACCTGTTCCATAAGCAACGTCAATAGTATCACTATCACCACACGAAACTCCTTGTAAACCAAAAATACAGTTTCCTGTGTTAGTACTACTAGGCGTCCAATAAACTTGATAAGTTACTGTTCCTGCATTCCATGATTTAGGAAAAGCAATTGAAAATTGTGCGTACTCAGCTGTACCTGCATCAAAATCTAAAACTTTCATGTCTGGTCTTGTTGCTGTTGTTTCCACTTGTTGTGCATCAGCACCATTAGTCTCTGCTCCATACATAGCAGGAGCTGGTATCCACATAGTTTCCTTACCTGCAATTTTAACTGCAGAAACTGTTCCACCACTATCTTCAGCTTTAATAACTCCACTTCCTTTAGTGGCGAAAGAAATTCCTATATTCGAATCATCGCCTGATGCAGTAAGTGTAGGGTTGGATCCTGAAGCAGCGTTTGCTAATGTAAT